CCTAAGCTAAACGAAAATTCACTTTTTCAAGCGATAAACTAGATGCCCATACGTGATTCGAACCACCTCTCCGAAAGGAGAGCTGCTTCATATGAACCACATCCTGGGCAACGAGCGCACTGGCGCCCGCGTTGTGTTAGAGGGTCTAATGCAACGTGGGTTAGTCAATGTACTCGCGACGGCTTTGGTTGGGCCGTCTGTCTAGGTACAAAGGTTAAGCGACCATCTCGTTTATCAAAATTTTGTTTTGATAAAAGATTGCAGTGGGCTGGGAGTTGCTTTCAGTATGTGGCTTCGGCCACATACTTGGCATTTCCCAACCCGAGTGCTTCTGGATCCAGGGCAAGACAAGCGAGGCTTGGTTTCGAGGAATTGAAGTTTGACGTAAGTCAGATTTCAGTTAATCGAGGCCAGGTCGCACTCGTCAAGTTCTTGAAGGATCTAGCTGCTAACTGCCGCCGGGTGGCCCTAGAAGATATTTCTGGGGGTGCTCTACAGGTCCGTAAGATACGAAAGTATTTTAGGGGTCTGTGGAACCCAAAGGCGTACTCTGAGGAGGAGGGGAGGAGGATGTTAATCCAATTCTCTTCCTTCATCAGAGCATTGCCTGAGCCGCCTGACGCGATTGCTACTAGCGCTCTGAAGAAGCATCGTGAGGTGCTTACTTCAGAACTTAGAGTTCACCACTCTAAGGTTAGTAGCTTTCGAGCTTGGGTGAGTAATTGGTGTAAAAACCAGTTACCTAACCGAGCCGTGGTTAGCGGAACCCTGTCCTTTTCAGCTTCAGCGCAGACAACGAGGTCCCATGGTGGGGCTCTCGCTGAATTACGTTTGATTGCTGATGAGTACAGGGCTGAGCTATTGTCTGACCTATCCATCGATCCGTTGGCCGATATCCGTAAGGATACTGGTCCTCCGAGGTTGGGTCAACAGTCTAGAGAGAATCTTCTGATTCATCACGGGGCTTCTGTCCCGCGAGATCAGATAGAGTATCTCTATGACAAACCGTGGTGTGAAAACCATGGTGTTGACCTTGAAACCTGGGAGGCGTTAAGAGAACATCTCTTTCTTAGGGATGCCTGTCTAGCCTTGGTGGCGCCCATTCTTCGGGGTGAGCGTCTACCAGGGTGTCGACAGACAGTCGTAAGAACGAGAGGTTGCAAGGCGCGGGTGGTGACCTCGATAGAGGCCCCATTCGTTTACCTGTGCCACTTGTGGCGTCAGGTGCTTGCAGCCGGTTTGCGCTCTTGGCCTCCAACTAGTGGCTCGTTAGCTGGTTCCCTTAGGGAGCCGGTCAATGAGTTTCTAGCCGAGTGCGACATATCACCAGATCTTCTTGTAAGATCTGTTGATATGTCCGAGGCAACGGATCGCCTCCCTCTCAATCTCCTCCGGGGAGGAGTGGAAGCTATATCTGATCATTTTGGGTTAAACCAGAATGACTGGAAATCTCGTCTACTCTTTTCCTCGGTCGGTAGGTATGACATGAAGTGTCAGAATGGTGATATGGTGGTCACCGTTCGTGGCATTCTCATGGGCTTACCTACGTCATGGTCCCTACTTTGTCTTTACAACGGTTGGTTGTTAGACCAAGCAGCGATCAAGGCGGGATTGAGTCAACGTAGGGATAGAGAACGTCAGCCGCTTCCAGGCCCGTTTAAGATCTGTGGAGATGATTTGGTTGTTTATACTTCCAAGTCATGTTCACGATATTACACGGAGAACCTGGAGTCGACTGGCGGTCTGATATCGGTTGGGAAGGACTATGAATCTAAGAGAAGCGGCCTCTTTCGGGAGGTTGCTTTTACTCTTGGTTCAGCTCTTTCGGTTGTCGCCTCTGTAAAGGGGTTGACAGCTGAAGGAGATCTTGATAGCCCTTCTTGGCTGATAGTCGGACCGGCTTGTACTCAAGCAATTGAGGGCATAGACCCTGTGAGAAATCATAGAGTCCGTGCTTTCATTTGTGCTCGACACCGTAGGGTGATCGAGCGTTTGAGACGAGCTGGTCTCTATCCTTTCGTCCCGCGGGATCTCTACGGTGGCGGGTTCCCTAGGGCGCTTGGGGATAATCGTATCCCCAAGCGTCTTAGTCGAACCCTACGTGTATTGATGGCAGGGCTCAAGCCTGACATAGATCTACTCAGGTCCCTTTGGGGACTTGAGGGGGTCTGGTCGACAGGGGCTCTCTCATCATCTACGCGTTACCACAGTATGATCTCTGGGGACGTATGGACTCATATTGAGAACATATGTCGTGAGGGGATAGGCCTTTTCGATTATAGAGTGGCGCCTAGGGGGTCAAGCTTTACGGTCTTGGACAGGGTTAACCAGGAGATTAATTCTCTTTTAGGGAGTTACCTCTTGGCACTCGGTCCTCCACCTGTAAAGAAGTCCCGCTTTGCGCCTTCTATAAAAGATGTTGCCAAACGTCTTTTCACTGCTATAGATGAGATAAACCGTCTCATCCCTAGCAAACGTCTGGCAGGGCAATCTGCAAATATCGTCAAAGGTTGGCGTAGGTTTAAAGATAGGTTGGAAGCTTTGTCGCTTCATTGGACCCCTTCTCAGCTGGCAACAGTTGAGATCGGACCCGATGAGCCAGAGCTTGGTCACTATGTCCCTTTTTGGGTACGTAATGACAACCAACTTACCCTTAAGTCTACCCTAACTTAAGATGATATGGTGGTCGCTTCTCTGGGGAGGAGGATCTTCCTGGCTTCAGTGTGTCCACTTTATTGTGTGCACATTCGGCCAGTTGATAACTGACTGTCCTAGTGAAAGGGCGGAGTCTTAAGGGAAGATCCTAGATCACAGTGGTGGGACAGAACCTTAGAGCTAAC